GTTACCGAGTTAGGTGGATCTTATCTCAAAGTAATAAATCCAAACGCAACGGCATCCTGTGGATGTGGCGAATCTTTTGCTGTATGATGCATTTTAGGGGTTTACAAATCTTCCAAACTGTTGTATAATAGTACATGAAGTTGGAGGTAATATGTCGTTTTATACTAATGTATGCCGTTATGGCAATGCTATTCTTTATCGCGGTTACAATCAAAATGGTAAGCGCATCTATAAAACAGATAGAGAATTTAAACCAGTATTTTTTACTGAAACCAAAACACAATCCGAGTGGACATCAATTGATGGCAGACGTATTGCGCCTATTGAAATGGCCAGCATGCGTGATGCAAAGGAATGGTTAGAAGTTAATAAGAATGTAGATGGTCGTCATATCTATGGCAATGCAAAATATCTACAACAATATATCACGCAGCGGTTTCCTCGTGATATTCAATTTAAACGTGAATGTATCGATGTAGGTACATTCGATATTGAAACAGAATATGATGATGGATTCCCACATCCATCAGAAGCATCTCAACGAATTCTTTCGATTACTTACAAGTCAAGTAAATCGAAACTGTATCACGTCTGGGGCTATGGCGACTTTGATACTGAGAAATCTCTCATTCAACCAGTTCGCTATTATCGATGCCGAGATGAAGTAAGTCTCCTCTCAAAATTTCTTGACTTCTGGTCAGCAGAAGATAAAACTCCAGACGTGATCACTGGTTGGAATATTCGTTTCTTTGATGTTCCATATCTTATTAATCGCACGGCCAAGATTCTTGGCATTGATGCTTGTAAAAAGTTCTCACCTTGGCGCATGGTTGACTATCGTCAAATTACAAGACGTGGTAAAACTGAAGATGCATATGACATTAAAGGTATTGAGCAACTTGATTATATGGAACTGTTTCAGAAATTTGGTTATTCATATGGTCCACAAGAATCGTATGCTTTGAATCATATTGCGTATGTAGTGCTTGGTGAAAAGAAGTTATCATACGAAGAAGCCGGCTCTTTGAAAAATCTGTATAAAGAAGATTTTCAAAAGTACATTGACTATAATATGAAAGACGTGGAATTGGTTGAGCGCCTTGAAGATAAGATGGGTTTGCTCACACTGGCTATGACTGTAGCATATAAGGGCGGTGTAAATTATTCAGACACATTTGGTGTTACAAATATCTGGGAATCAATCATCTATCGCAAACTCAACTCTCAAAAGCGAGTTCCACCAGTATTAACTCCTGATCAAGGTAAATCAAAATTTGCAGGTGGTTATGTGAAAGAGCCACAAGTCGGTGCACATGATTGGGTAGTATCTTTTGATTTAAATTCACTTTATCCAAACATTATTGTGCAATGGAATATGAGTCCTGAAACTCTTATCAGCCAAGCTGAAGTTTCCGGTGTTGAATACTATATGAATTCATCATCGTATGATGGTGATGGATGCGTTGCTGCTAACGGTTCTACATATACAAAAAAGGTAGATGGTGTAATTCCATCTATTATTATCGATTACTATGATGATCGTAAATCAATAAAAACCATGATGTTAGCTGCAGAAGCGCAATATCAAAAAGAAAAGACTACTGAACTAGAGAAAGAAATCAACACGCTTAACAATCAGCAAATGGCAATTAAGATTTTGATGAATTCTCTGTACGGCGCCCTCGGCAATCAATACTTCAAATACTTCGACCTCCGACTTGCCGAGGGTGTCACTCTTACTGGTCAGTTAGCTATTCAATGGGCTGAACGTACAGTCAACAAGTACATGAATGAAATTATGGAAACGAATGAAGTTGACTATGTTATCGCAATCGATACAGATAGCCTCTACGTTAATTTTGGTCCAATCGTACAAAAGTTTCAGCCAGCCAATCCAGTAAAATTCTTAGACATGGTAGCTAAGACAAAGTTTGAAGATGAAATTAAAAAATCATATGAGACATTATTTAATAAAATGAATTGTCATAAGCCTCGTATGGAAATGGGTCGGGAAGTTATTGCTGATCGTGGTATATGGACCGCAAAGAAAAGATACATACTCAATGTACATAATAATGAAGGTGTTCAGTATGCGGAACCAAAACTCAAAATCATGGGTATTGAAGCTATCAAGTCGTCGACGCCAGAGATATGCCGGGATAAGTTCAAGGAAATCTTTAAGATACTTATCTCAGGTACGGAGGAAGATACCCAAGCATATATCAAGCAATTCAAACAAGAATTTACTCAACTCGGCGCCGAAAAGGTAGCATTTCCTCGTTCGGTTTCAAATGTTTCTGAATACAGAGATCGTAAGACAATTTACAAAAAGGGTTCACCTATTCATGTTCGTGGTTCTCTTCTTTATAATAAGCTCATAAAGGATGCAAAGCTTACAAAGAAATATGAGCTAATTCAAAATTCAAATCGTATCAAATTCTGTTACATGAAAATGCCGAATCCTATTCATGAGAATGTGATTGCATTTCCAGAAGTTCTTCCACCTGAACTGAAACTCGATCACTATATAGATTATGATTTACAGTTTGACAAAACTTTTGTGGAACCACTTAAACTTATCCTTGATGCGATTGGATGGAGCCCTGAACCAGTGGCGAGTTTAGATGAATTTTTCGCATAAAACAGTTTACTTTTACAGCAAAATGGAGTATAATATACTATGAATAAAAAATGGCACGAAGATATTTGGGACATGCACTACAAGTTTGGTGTTCACAAATGGATTATGGAAAATATTGACAACAAAGAATTGATGACAAAGTTCTTAGAATTTCGCTTACAATTCTTACAAGAAGAGTTAGATGAAACTCGAGCTGCAGCCGTCGTAGATGGAAATCCACAAGAAATCGTTGATGGTTTGATTGATCTATGTGTTGTGGCAATTGGTACACTCGATGCTTTTGGTGTAGATCCACAAGTCGCTTGGGATGAAGTACATAAAGCTAATATGAGTAAAGAAGCAGGTGTTAAAGAATCACGTCCAAATCCACTCGGTTTGCCAGATTTGATGAAACCTGAAGGATGGAAAGGTCCTAATCATAATGACAACATCGGGTATTTCCCTAACGCTATTTAAGAATATATTCGACAATAAAACCGATAAGCGTATCGATGCTCCAAGCTTCGATGCGTTTGAAAAGGTTCTATATGATCTTTCTGAAAAACCCTTTCAAAGCAAAGCTGATGCGATGCTTATGTCTCCAGCCACTTATGAAAAAAATACAACTCGTAAGAATGACAATGTTATTGAATGGTCCGGCTGGTGTTGTGTTGATGTTGATGATTATGAACCACGAGGAGATTTAAAAGATGATCTGGTTAAACGTTTTGCTGCCTATCGCTTTGTGTGTTATAGCACTGCGTCTTCGAAACCTGAGCAACCTAAATTCCGTATCGTTATGCCTCTTACAAGATCAGTTGAAAACGAAGAAATTAGACGTTTTTGGTACGCACTCCAAACAGAACTTGGAGATCTCGGAGATAGACAAACTAAAGATTTATCACGTATGTATTACGTCCCAGGATGTTATGATAACGCTTATAACTTTATATTCAGCCATCGTGACGGGAATAGCGTTGATCCTTCTGAGCTAATCTTCAAGCATCCTATGCCCGAGAAAACAAGCCTCAATAGCTTTTTTGATCGTCTTCCAGATGCTATACAACAACAAATCATTGAGTATCGTAAAGAAAAGCTCGATGCAAACTATGAATGGTCATCGTATCATGATTGTCCATTCTGGCCAAAACAAATAGCAGCAGAATATCAAACTATCTCAAAAACTGGTTGGTATTCTAAAATGTACTCAATCATGGTAGCCACAGCCGGCAATGCTATACGTAAAAAATATCCAATTACTGCGGCAGAAATAACAATCCTATGTCGACAGTTTGATCAGGATACAGGCAACTGGTATAAGAATCGTCCTATGGATAAAGAAGCTGATCGTGCTCTTGAATATGTTTATAAAAATATTTAAATAAAATGCATTTTTATGGTTTACATTGCTAAAAAACTGTGGTATAATATTCTTATAAAATGAAAAATTGAGGAGAATGTTATGTACAAGTTAGATAAAGGTTTAGTAGATCTCATCAACGCCCAGCGTGTTGAAGCTGAAGAGTTCAGCAAGCAGCCTGGCTGTTGGATGGGCAAAATGCCTGAGGCAACAGATCTCGTGTACTGGGAGTCTCGTGTTCCTAGTGGTACTCTCAAAGAGTACAAGCGTATTGAGCTTGAGGAGAGTGTCTACTATGCTGTAGCAGACGCTTATAGTAAAGGCTACGCTCGTAGCATGAGTCTCAATCAATGGACTGATAAGGAGCTTGAAGCTGAGCTTGAAGCTGCTTGTAAAGTAATTCGTTTGGAGAATGAACGTAGTGGCATTCTGGAGAGTGCGTAATGTATGAAGCATACGTTTATCGTTGGACGCACAAGATAAACAACAAAAAATATATTGGGTATCATAAGGGTTCGATTCATGACCTTTATGATACATCGGCTACTTGCCAAGAAATGATTGACGCCTTCGGAGAAGGAAATCTTGAACTTGAAATCGTAGCAAAAGGTACGGTTGAAGATATGATTGCATTGGAGAGAAAGATGCTACTTGAAGTAGATGCACGAAATAATGATGAATATTACAATAAGACAAACGGCGGTGGTGCTGCTTTGAAAAACTTTATTAAGCCTAGTTTGGATACACTACAAGAAAGTATTATATCTCAAAGTTTTGAAGTTCAAACAATCAAAAAAGAAGAAATTGCAGCTTACGATAAGTTTCAAGTTCGATTTAACGAGATCGATACAAAGCATGCTAAAATTCTTCGTGATAAAATCGATGATAAGAACGGTGACACTAGCGACTTTGTACCTATCAATGTTCTACAGGATTACAATGGTCCGAGCCAACATCTTATTCTTGATGGCAATCATAGAATTGTAGCCGCTATGGATTCACTTCGGTGCAGGTATCTACCTGTTCAGTTTATTCCTAAGTCTGTGTACAAAGAGTTTAAAACTCTCGAGCTAAAAGCTCTGGCTAATCGTCTTAATCCTCAACCAGATGCGCCAGCACTTTCAGTAAATAAAGACGATGCTGTAAAATTATTGCTCGAAAGATATGATGGAGGCAATGGGCTATCTATCATGTCTGACCAAAACATTGTTGAAATGCTTAAGTGGGGCATGACTAAAAGAGCTGCAGCTGCAGCACAAAAGCAAGCTATCAAGATTATAGAAAATGAAGCTGCGATTCCTGCCGGTGCGGTATGGATCAACTGGCCTGTTTCACGAAAGAAACAACTTGATGCTATCGTTGAGCAGCATAGAGATAGTAATACAATTGCTATTCATGCGTCATCTGGCGGTTTTCGTTTAGATCGTCTTCTTGCTATCTCATGCAACTTCCCTAAGAAAATGAGAGCTGTAGTTGTCATTAGTCATCCTAATGCTTCTGCAAAAAAGAAATGGGAACGTGAGTATCTTCCTTCTCATGAGAACACTATTAAAACTCGAGTAAATATGAGAGTAGAATTTGTTGATCTCCCAACAATTGACTACAATGCTGGTTTACAAGACTCAGCAGATGTGGTATAATATACAAAATGGAGCAAAAGTATGATAAGCAAAACTAACGTAAAAATAGAACGCGAGTCTGTAAAAGTCTTAGAAGAATGTATTGAACTACAAATACGTAAAGGCCAGGACTATCAGTCATCGAAATCAAATGTAGTTCAGGCTATGCACTATCGTCGTGGTGTAGATACAATCTATGACATTATGCATGGTAAAATGATGCGTGCTGCATCACTACTTGAGTCTGGCAATGAGCCTAACCATGAATCACTTGAAGATACTTTCAAGGATCTTATTAACTATGCATCATTTGCTGTGTCTTATATGCGCGGTACAATGGATGGTCAAGATCCAAACAATGATATGTTTAACAGGCCAAAGAAATGAAGATAGGTTTAACTGCTAGCACTTTTGATCTCCTCCACGCAGGTCATGTAGCCATGTTGAGAGAAGCAAAAGCTCAGTGCGACTACTTGATCTGTGCTTTACAGGTAGATCCAACACTTGACCGCGCTACAAAGAATGCACCGGTACAAACTATCGTTGAAAGGCAAGCACAATTAGCTGCAATTAAATATGTTGATGAAGTGCTAATTTATTGTACAGAAGCCGATTTACTTGATATAATAAACATGTATCCAATTAATGTGCGGATACTTGGCGAAGAGTATCGT